ATGTCTAAAGGCTCAAAAAAAATAGATACCGATCAAATGGAATTTGAATTCTCATATGGCGAGCAGGTCGCGCGCTACGTGGAAGCGCGAATCCAGATCCAGGAATCGATTGAGCAGGGCCCACTATCGCAAGCGTTTGAGAGCGAATTCGAAGTGTGTATCGATATCGCCGCCGCGGCCAAACGCGCGATACGTGAATGGGGCGGATCGCGCGAGCAGCTCGTTGATGAAATCAACGTGTTCTTTGGCCGCACGGCAGAGGGCACAAAAGAGGACCCGCCCACCTGCCGCAACCCGCTAACCATCCACATGCTCAACAACTATCTTTCCAAGCCGGCCGAGTATCCCATACCGGCCTACCTATTGGTAGCGATCCAGCGCGTGACCGGCCAACTTTACCCAGCACGGGCCATCGTTGCCTACGAAGGCGCACAGGTGGCCACCGGCGCTGAATTGCGGCAGATGACCCTTGGTAAATTGGAAGAAAACATATCGGAAATGCGGCGCCTCAAGCGCGAACTGGGGAGGCACCAATGAAGCGCATTTGCGCCTGGTGCGGCCTGGTCCTCGATGCCGGTGAACCGGGTAACGACGACGTGAGCCACGGGATCTGCCCGGAGTGCCTGATCGTATGGCGCGCGGAGGCTCAGGCGGCCATCGAGAAACTTAAAAAAGAGGAGAAACATAATGAAATACAGCATTCAATACTCAATCCATAAGGAAAAAAGCCGAATCGGGGACAGGTTGGCCACCGCTTTTCTGGCCTTTTTGGCCGGAACCGGCTTCGGGTACCTGTGGATGGCGCATGCTTACGGGCTGCTACCGTAAAAGGAGATCTAAATGACGACATATCGACGCATCGGCGCAGTAAAAACGGCCATCGACATCATCGGCATGCTGGCCGATCAGCGCGAACCCATTTCCGGAAAGGACCTGGCCGACGCGCTTAATTTGCCGCACGGCACGGTCATGAGCCATTTGGCCACCTTCGAGGATGCCAACTGGGTGCGCCGCGTAGGGGAATACTTTGAAACAGGTCAGGCGCTTGCCGCCATCTGGGCGCGCAAGAAAGCCGCTTTAAGTAGCAAAATTGCCAATCTAACCAATGAGCTGGACGAACTGGAGGGAAAATAAGATGGGGAAGAGAAAAGTAATCAGCGTGCTGACCAGTAAACAGCATGTCGAGGCGTCCACCGAAGCGGCCTTGTCGGTGGTCGAAATGGAGCGCCTGTCAGATGAAAATGCCAAAGCCGAACAACAAAACAGGGAGGCGTTGATCGCGCAATGCCATGAGGTGATCGGCCGGGTTCAGGCGAACACCTTGATGACGAAATTCGGCAACGTCGCCAGTTTAGTGTACCTGCAGCAGGTCAAAGATTCAAAGATTTATAGGGACCTTCCGAGCATCGGAACATGGGATAAGTTTTGTGAATACATAGGCTTATCAAGACGCAAGGTTGACGAGGACCTGCAAAATCTGGCGTCCTTCGGTGAAGATTTTTTGGCGACGTGTCGCCAGTTGTCGGTTGGATACAAAGAACTGCGCAAACTGCGCAAGGCCACCGCCGAGGGCCAGTTGCTGATCGAGGACGGCGCCGTTGAAATCGCCGGCGAACGCATCCCGCTCAATCCGGATCACGCCGAAGACCTGCAGGCGGCCATCGAAAGCCTGGTTGAATCCAAAGACCGCACGATCGAGGAAAACCAGATCACCCTGCGCGCCAAGGACCGGATTTTGAAGGAAAAAGAAAAGGTTATCCAGAAACAGGAAAAAGACCTTTCCAAATACGAAAAAGAGGTCGCCGCGCGCGGTTACCTGCCCGGCGAAGAAAACTTCATCCGCGAAATGGAAAAGCAAAAGGGCTATCTGACCGCCATGCAGCTCAAGCTGGATCCACGTAACACCCCGGCCAACGACGAGTTCACGCCCTTGATGAAGGCTGCATACATCGAGACCCTGGGCATCGCCGTGCGCGTGTTCTCCGATTACTACGACTACGCCATCGAGGTGCATGGCGATCCGAAGGTGGACGGCGGCTGGACGCAGCCCGGCCTGGAAGATTCCGGCCAGTAGCGCCCCTGGAGCGGGTGCCTTGTTCCTTTGTTGGTACCTCCTTATTGATCTCCATCATTGACAGGAACTGAATATGTGGGAACACGAACTGGTGGAACGCCTTTCGGCAGCTAAAAACGGCGACGGAGACTGCAAAACGATCATTGACGCCTATGCGCAGTTGACCGGCAAGACAGTGGCCACCTTATACCGAATCGCCAGGAAAAACGGCTATTGTTCCGGACGCTCCCGCCGCAGGGACGCCGGAGAGTGCACCCTGACCGACATGCAGATCGATTTTATCTGCGCCCAGATCCACACCACCGGCCGGGAACTGAAAGGGCCCATCACGCCGGTGGCCAAGGCCCTGCGCGACGCCGAGAAAAACGGCATCATCGCGCCGGGCAGCATTTCGGCCGAGCGCGTGACGGCTATCTTGCGCGAACGCGGCAAAAGCGCCGCGGCGCTCAAGGCGCCCGAACCGCACATTCACATGCGCAGCCTGCATCCGAACCATGTGCATGTGATCGACGCCTCGGTGTGTATCCAGTATTACCTCAAAGGCCGCAAGGGCCTGCGAATGATGCGTGAAGACAAATTCTACAAAAACAAGTGGGAGAACTTCGGCAAGGTCAAAGAAAAGCTGATCCGCTACGTGCTGGCCGATCATTTTTCGCACTGCCTGTTCGTCAAATACTACTATACCGGCGGCGAATCCCAGGAGAACCTGTTTGATTTCATCCTGTCCGCCTGGGGTCCCAAAGGGCCGATCGCCGAAAAGTTCCCCTTGCGCGGCGTGCCTTTTTTCGTGTTGTGGGACGCCGGCGCGGCCAACACGGCCCGCGCCATGAAAGCGTTTTTCAGCCGTCTGGAGATCCAGACCCCGGACGCCCTGCCGCACAACCCGCGACGCCAGGGTTCGGCCGAAGTGGCCCAGAACCTGATCGAGCGCTGGTTCGAATCCGGGCTGCGCATCGAGCCGGCCCATACCGTCGAGCAGCTCAACGAGTGGGCCCTGGACTGGTGCGCCTGGTACAACGCCGCCAAGATCCACAGCCGCCACGGCATGACGCGCACCGACTGCTGGCTCAAGTTCATCCGCGCCGAGCATATCCGCGACATGCCCGAACGCGACGTCATGCAGTACATGTATGCCAACCCTGCCGAAGAGCGCCTGGTGCGCGGCGACTACACGATCACCTTCCGCGGCGCCGACTACAACCTCAAGCACATCGAAGGCCTTTTGCCCAACCACAGCAAAGTGTCAGTTATCCTGCGACCCTACCAGCGCCCCGATCTGGGCGTCGTCTTTGCTGAGAAAGAGTACCTGGTCAGCCCGGTCGGTACGGTATCCGGCGGCTTTTCGGCCGACGCGGCCGTCATCGGCCAGGAGTTCAAGCGGATGCCCGACAGCCCGGCCCAGACCGCCAAAAAGAGCGCCGACAACCTGGCCTATGGCGAAACCAAAGGCCGTGACGCTGTGCCGTTTGACGGCCTGCGCATGTTCGGCCATCACGCCGACGATGTGCAGCGCACCTACATCCCGCGCCTGGGCCGGCCGATCGAGGTGGGCAGCACGGACTTTGATCAGCACATCCCGATCATGACCTTTTTCGCCAAGCTGCGCGCCGCCGGCGTCACCATCGACGCCGACCTCAACATGGCCGTGCGCAACGCTTACGGTACCACCATCGGCGGTCGTGAAACCCAGCGACTGCTGGACCTGGCCGCCGATCGCGGCACCCTGACCCCCCAGGACATAGAGGAGGACGGCCATGTTACGGCTCAAAGAGTTGCTATTTAAATGCCGCACGCGCCAGGAGGACTTCGCCGCGCGCTGTGGGCTGTCGGTGCCCCATCTGGGCATGATTTTAAACGCTAGGGCACCGGTAGCATGCCTGGAGCAAACCCGCGCGCGCATCATCGACGTTGCCGAGCAGCTGCCCGGCGCCCTGCAATACCTGACGGAGCAAGCGTTAACCATCGACGCGATCTGGGACGTGGTGCCCAATGTCGCCTACTACGCCCAGCTGCGCAACCGACTGAAAACCCAACCGGCCATCGTCGCCGGCGATCCTTTGTACATCAAACCCCAACACGAGGAGGCTGACATGATCACGCCCAAAGCGATGAAGCACTTCAAGTTGTTCCGTAGCCCGTTCATCAACGACATCTCCGATGCCCGCGACATCTACATGAGTGAAGACCACCTGTTTTTAAAGATGATGATGCTCGACACCGCCCGGCACAATGGGTTCACAGCCGTCAACGGCGAAGTAGGATCGGGTAAATCGATCATGCGCAAGGCGGTTGTCCAGGAACTGACCGCCGAAGACATTCGCGTGATCTTCCCGATCATCGTGGACAAGGCGCGCATCACGCCCTCCTCGCTGATCGATGCCATCATCATGGATATCAGTGAAGAGACCCCGCGGCGCACCCTGGAGGCCAAAACGCGCCAAGCCCTGCGCCTGCTGCGCAACCGCGCAGCCGGCGGCCTCAAGCAGGTGCTGATCGTCGAAGAGGCGCACCTTTTGACCGTGCCGGCCATGAAGGCCTTAAAACAGATCTACGAGTTCGAGGAGGGCTTTTCCAAGCTGATCGGCATCATCCTGATCGGCCAGCCCGAGCTGCGCTTTTTGCTCGACGAGAGCCGCCACCCCGAGCTGCGCGAAGTATCCCGGCGCGTGACCATAGCCGAGATCAGCGGCCTGGCCGAGGACGTTCAGCGCTATCTGGAGCATAAATTCAAGCGCATCGGCGCCAAGATCATGGACATCGTCGCCGACGACGCCTATGCGGCCATTGCATCGCGCCTGCAGACCAAAGACGGCCGGCGCGTGATCAGCAAAGCCTATCCACTGACGGTCAATAATTTACTGACTCGGGCGATGAATATGGCCGCCGATATGGGTGAGCCCATCGTGTCCGCCGAAGTGGTGCTGGGCCTGTAAAACTCCTGCAGAAAGGGAACTCTAACGATGGCCGTTTCACAGAAAAGCAAACGCGCACGCAAGCACCGCAAGGAGGCGATCTTCGCCGGGTTGCCGGCCCACACCGCCCATCCCAGCCACCTCAAGCGCGGCCGCTACTACCGGCACTGCCGGCCGCTGCGCAGCGCACAAGGAGTAAACCGATGAAATTCATAGATCTGGGCATCGACCCGAAAACCAAGCGTCACGACCGCACCTTGACGCACACCGAAACCCGCTTTGTGGGCCTTCTGTGGACCGACCACATGGGCAAGGCCAACCGCATCAGCGCCGACGCACTGGCCATTCGCTGGCTGTACGCCATGCGCGATGTGGACCTGTCACCGGCCGAGGCCGAAAACGCCCTGGCGCAGTTCCGCGAACGCTGCGCGGGCGAACTGGCCCGTGCCAAGCGCGTCGTGCGCTTTTTGCAGAACCATCTGGTCATTCGCCACGACAACATCCCGATCCTGTCGGCGGCCGGCGATGGCGGTGGCTACTGGGTGGCCGAAACCGCCAGCGAGGCCGAAGCGTTTTACTACACGTTCCGGCGGCGCGGCATGACCGGCCTGGTCAAGGCCAGCCGGGGCAAAAAGGCCGTGCTGGCCGACATCGTCCAGCAGTTGACCTTCGAGTTTGAAAGTCTGGTCGATGTCAGCGGGCAGTTGGAGCCGGGCGTGTCCGAGCGCAGCGCGCCGATCGAGGTGGTCGACGCCCTGCTGGAGAAGATGACCGCCGATCCCGAACAGTTTGCCGCCGATCTGCGCCGTCTGGGTCAAAAATTCGGCTCCGTGCTGCTGCCCAAGGGCAGCGTGGAAGCCTTGCAGGAAAAAGCCGCCGAGCTGCAGCGCCTGGTGGCAGCCATAGGAGGATGACCATGTTGGGTATCGAACGCATGAGCCAGAAACAAAAAGACCAACTGTTTTGCCTGACGCAGCTGCGCAGCCGCGAGTGTCAGTGCGGCTGCGGCAAGCAAAAGGGCATGGCGTTTTGCTACCGCTGCTGGATGAAATTACCGCCCTCCGCCCGCCAGGGGCTGTATAGCAAAGTCGGCAACGGCTTCGAGGCGGCCTACGACCAGGCCTGCCGCATCCTGGCCGACGAACCGCAAGAGTGCGAACCGACCCCGGTGGACATGCGCTGGGGCAACAGCAAATAGGAGGGGTGGGTATGGAGCAGATCTGCCGCCACGAAAAAGCACCCGGTTACCGCCGCTACCTGAAACGCCTGGCCACACGCCGCCGGCGAACGCTTGAAAAGCGGCGCCTGGAAGATGCGCCCAAAAAGAACCACTACCGCGGATATTCGGCATAGGATGAGGACACTTAACGGGGGAGAAAAGAGGGGCATAACCAATGAACTTCTGTAAGCAAATCGATGATAAATATATTTGCACAGCGAAAAACCAGCGGCATTGCGAGCACTCTCTTATGTCTCGGTGGGAGTTTTTTTGCCAGTGGTGTCACCATCCGAATGTTTGCGGAATCGGTAAAGTGATTTTTGGTCAGTAGCGAATTTTCAAAAAGGAGAAAAAGACATGATCCCCAGCAGTAAAAAACAGCGACAGATGATCGCCATCGGATGCTCAAAACTGGGCATCAGCGCCGATCTGCGCCACGAAATGCTGCAGGCTCGCTTCGGGGTCGAATCGTCCACCTTACTCAACAGCTTTCAGGCCGACGATTTTTTAAAGGAGCTGCGCGCCCGGGGTTTTCGCCTGCAGCGCTCGCCGCGATCCGCGCCGCGACCGCCGCGCGCCAGGGGTGCCAATGTGGTCAACCTGGCCTCGGCCGAGCAGCACGCCAAGATCACGGCCCTGTCCAACCTAATTAGTTGGCGAATCAAAGACGGCTTTACCCGCTGGCTGGAAAAGCGCTTTACCATTGCGCGCGTGCGCACCGCATCCGAGGCCTGGCGCGTGATCGAGGGCCTCAAGGCCATGTTCGAAAACCAGATGAAGGCCCAATACGGCCCCGGCTGGGAGCGACGCGCCTATCAGGATCCGGATATCGTGCGCTTTATTATGGAGCATGCGCGATGAAAAACACCTACCTGCAACTGCACGCCATGTTACTGGGCGGAAGGGATTAAGTAATGAAACTGAGCTGCCCGTCATGCGGCGCCGTACACAGCGCCGAGGCCTGGAGCAACGATGCGCAGGCGCGCCAGTGCCTGCTGATCGTGGCCGAGCTGCCGACCGACGTCTCCCGGCGCGTGGTGCCCTACCTGGCCCTGTTTCGCCCGTTGTCGGGCCGCGGGCTGATCTGGACCAAGGCGTTGCGCCTGCTGTACGAACTGCGCCAGTTGGTGATCGATGCCCAGATCCAGTGGGATGCCAAACCGGCCCGGCCCAACAGCGCCTATGCCTGGGGTCAGGCGCTGGAGCAAGTCATTCAGAAGCCGCCCCGGCGCTTGCCGCTGGCCTCGCACGGCTATCTGCACGCGATCGCCTACGAGGTGGCCAACGACAGTGACCGGCGCGTCGAAGTCAAACACAATGCGGCCGAGCGGGCCGGCACCGTGCAGCGCGAAAAGGACAGCGAAGAAGAACGCTGGCAGCCCAGCGCGGACGATTTTGCGCGGCTGCGCCAGGCCGCTAAAGGGGTTGCGAAGAAGTTATAACGATGGGGGAGGAGGGATTTATGCTTGGGTATATGACAAAATCAGAAGCGGTCAAGGCAGGCATGACACATCATGGTTCATATTACGGCATTCCTGTCTGGATTGCACCAGAAAGACCGGATTGTCTATGTTGTGCCAAATGGCGTCCGTTCGATTATCTTATGATTCTTTTTCACTATATCGAAGGATTCATGCGTTCGGTTCTTTTTCCGGATGATTATCCGATGTTTCAGTTCACGATAAAAAAACCGATAGAGCCGCAACGATAGGGAGAACGAACCGTGCTTGATGCAGCCGGGAAAGTACCACACGAACTGACCGACCATGAGCGCAAGTGGCGTGATAACATCGACAGCGGGCAACTCGCGGAGCGCTTTCAGATGCTCAACGAACGGCAGGCCATGCCGCTATCGGGCAAGATTGAGCTGAGCTTACAACGCATCCGCGAATGGTACGAGGCGTTCGATGGGAATATCGCAGTTAGCTTTTCAGGCGGTAAGGATTCGTCGGTTTTGCTTTGGCTGGTTCGTCAAATTTATCCCGATATACCGGCAGTTTTTTGCAATACAGGGCTTGAGTATCCTGAGATTTTGAACATGGTTAAACAGACCGCAAATGTAACTGTAATGCGGCCGAAAATCCCATTCCATCACATCATCCGTGATTTCGGGTGGCCGGTCATTAGTAAAAAGGTTGCCAGGGGCATTAACATCCTGCGCAACCCTACAGGATGCAATCAAAATATTTGGCGCCTGTACGATCAGGGAATAAACCGCTTTGGAGAGCCGGTCAACGGGTTCAAGGTGCCGGCCAGGTGGCGCTTCCTCGTGCAGGCCCCGTTCAAGATCAGCGATAAATGCTGCCATCTAATGAAAAAAGCACCAATGGCCCGCTACGAAAAAACAACTGGCCGCGCTCAGATCGTCGGGATGATGGCCACGGATTCAAAGATAAGACAAAAGACATACCTTCAAACCGGGTGCAACGCCTACGATGCGAAACATCCACGTTCTATGCCGATGGGGTTTTGGACAGAGCAGGATGTTATCAACTGCATTAAAACGCACAAAATCCCATATGCGGCAGTTTATGGGGACATAAAAACAGACCGATCCGGAAAGCTGCATTTTTCAGGAGTCAGTTCAACGGGGTGTATTTACTGCTGCTTCGGTCTGCATATGGAAGGATCTCCAAATCGTTTCCAAATGATGCAAGAAAGCCATCCCCATCTTTATAATTTTTGCATGGATAAACTCGGCCTGGGCGATGTCATTGACTACATGCGCGACCATTGCCCCGACCGGTCAGTTTCCAAAAAATTCAATCGTCAGGCTTATGTAAAGTATGAACAAGCGGAGCTTTTTTAGGGTCAGTAGCGACTGTACTTCCGTTTTTTCAACATGAAATGAGGGGGCAACAATGCCGAGAAACATGAGTTTCGCACTGACAACCGAGCAGGTCAGAGACCGCAAAAAGCACGTCACGCGCCGCTGCGGCTGGTGGTTTTTAAAGCCCGGCGAAATTGTCAATGCGGTAGAAAAGGCAATGGGCCTGCGTAAGGGCGAAAAGATCGCGCGCATCTGCCAGATCCGCATCGTTGCCACCCGGCCCGAACGGCTGGATGGCATCACTGATGCGGATGTCCTCCTGGAAGGCTTTGAACTCCTGAGCCCCGAAGAGTTTGTCGATCTGTATGCCCGAGTTAACCGGTGTGCTGCCGACGCCATCGTCAACCGCATCGAATTTGAGTATCTGTAACGCCATGACCGATCCCATAAACGATATCCTTCCCGACGATCTGCCCGAGGAGTGCCGGCAGATCGCCGAGGTCATCGGCCTCGATGCCCTGCTGGCCCTGTCGGCCAGCATGGGCGGCGAGCGCATTTATATCCCGCTGCCAGAGCGCCTGGCGTCGGCCGCGCGCAATCGCCGGATCCGGGCCGAGTTCAACGGGCGCAACTATCGCGACCTGGCCATCAAATACCGCCTGACCGTGCGCTGGGTGCGCGCGATCGTGGCCGGCGAAAACGGCGCGGTCGACAGTCACGATGAGCGCAGCCTTTACAAACAGCAAAAACTGTTCTAAGCATCGCATTATCCTGCCTTTTTTCCTGCCTGAAAGAGAAGCAAACCCCTGCAGTACTTCGGTAGATTCACCCACGCCCGCCATGTCATAAACGCCCATAAGGTTACGGTTCATTCACGGGGATAGGGGGGCTTGTGCATCCAGCCGGAGGCAAGCCCCGCCTTTTCAAACCAACCAAAGGGCAATACGCATGCGACCCGACGCCATTGTGCTGCATCACTCGCTGACCAAAGACGGCGCAACTGTCTCCTGGAACGCCATCCGCAAGTATCACATGAGTTGGAAATGCGAAGGGGTCGCGCTCGATCCGGCCCAGGTGCCGGCGATCATCGCTCAGGGCGCACCGGTCGAGAAGCCCTGGAACGATATCGGCTATCACTTCGGCATCGAGCTGGTGGGCGATCACTACGAGATCCTGATCGGGCGTATGCTCAACGAGCAGGGCGCCCATTGCCGGGAAAAATCAATGAACAGGCGGTCACTTGGCATTTGTCTGATCGGTAATTTCGACCTGGCCCCACCGCCGCCCGCGCAATGGGCCCTGGCCCTGCGTCTGGTGCGCTCGCTGATGGAGATCCTGGACGTCACCACCGGGCGCGTGTTCGGCCACAGCGAGCCGGCCCCCTACAAAAGCTGCCCGGGCCGCCGCTTCGACCTGGCGCTATTTCGCAACGATCTGCTGTACGCCACCATTGGGAGGTAATCGAAGATGCACAAAGGCAAGCCACACTTTTTCTTTGCCGCGCTGCTGGCCATCGTTATCAGCGCAGGCGCCCTTGCGGCGCTGATGTCCGGCTGCGCCGGGCTGCTTGAAACGGCCGCCAACGACGACCCGCTCACCCAATCTTACAAGACACTCAAGTCGGCCGCGATCCTTTACGACGAAGCGCTGACGGCCGCGGCCGAACTGCACCAGCTGGGCCTGATCGATGACGGCCAGCGCGACGATGTGATCGCCGCCGGCGACGATTTCAACGCGGCCTGGCGCGCTGCGGTGGCGGTGCTGTACGCCAGCGCCCAGTCCGACGCGCTCGACCGGGCCAACCTGGAAGGCCAGATGGTCCTTTTTGCGGCCGCCTATGCGGAGTTCCGCACCGCCGCGCGGCCGTACCTGATCAAGGCCTTGGCCCGATAGAAGGGGGAAACAAACTATGTCCGACATGGAAAAAGCGGTCGCCATCGTGACCATTGGAGACCTGATCGTCAGCCGAGGCATTCCGGCTGCCATCCGTCTGATCCAGACGCTCAACGCCGAGCGCGCCACGATCGATGACCTGCGCGCGCTCAAAGATACAGGCCTGCAGCCTGCGGCCGATTACTTCGAACACTCAAGCGAGGGTCGCGAGAAGTGATAGAGCCGGCCGGGCCGATCGTGGCCCGGCCAATGGCTTACCCTAAACAGGAGGAAATCCGCTCATGATAGACAGCCTCTTTTCTAAAAAATCGATCCTGATCGCCTTGATCGCACTGATTGTGGCGATGGCCAGCATCACCGTGGCCCAGGCCCAGGGCGAAACAACCCAGCCGCTCGTATTTATCTGGGAGCAGGACAGCGAAAGTTTGATCTCTCTGGACCACTGGACGCTGTATGTGCGCGGCAGCGCCGACGGCGCCGCGTTGACCACCATCGACATGCCCTATGCGGGCGGCGAGGGGCCGGAGTTCTCCTCCGAGCAGACGTTTACCGTCACGGGTGCGCCCGGCAGCGTCGTGAGCCGCTTTTTTACGGTGACGGCTACGAGCAAAAACGGCACCGAGTGCGGGCATTCCAACCAGGTGCGCTGGGATTTTACGATCCCCTACGCCGATGTCAAAACCCCGGTGTCGCTGACTGTGACGGTCATCGTCGCCCCGCAAGGAGAGTAATCCATGAATGATCAACTGATAGCAGAGATAATCAGTATTTTAGGGCCCGCCATAGGCGGCTTGCTTTTGGCCCTGCTCTCCTGGGCGCTGGCCGAACTGACGCGCTACGTGCGCAGCCGCACCAAAAACGAGGCGATCAACAACGCGATCGCGCGCATCTGCCACATGACCGAAACCGTGGTCGCCGATCTGAATCAGCGCGCGGTCGACGGGCTGAAAGCAGCGGCCTCAGACGGCAAGATCACCGCCGACGAAGCCCAGGCTTTAAAAGACCGCGCGGTCGCGATGGTGCAGTTGCAGCTGGCGCCGCAGGTGCTGGACGTGGCCCGCCAGGGCGTGGCCGATCTGACCGCGTTCATCGCCAGCCGCGTGGAACGCGCCGTGCGCGAGCAGCACCCGAATGGATGATGTCGACCGATGCGCAGCCGACAATGCGTTTCATGACGGCATTGCCCTGCAAAACCACCTGCGCCGCATCAGGGCCGACCAGCCGCCGGCCAGCGAATGTGCTGACTGCGGTGCGCAGATACCCGCTGAACGCCGCGAGGCGATGGAGAAAGAGAACATGAAGTGCGAACGCTGCGTCGCGTGTCAAAGCCGCTTTGAAAGGAGCCACCGCCAATGGGGTTAATCGAAGGTCTGCCCGTATCCATGCTGATCGGGGTTGTCTATGTGCTGGGATTGCCGGGGGTGATCTTCGTGATCTGGCTCGTCAACCTGATGCGCGATACGCGCCTTGAAAAAAAACGCGACGAAGAGCGCCTGGTCAGCGATCGCAAACGCGACATCGAACAGGCCGCCCTGCTGGACACGCTCAAGGCCGAAACGCGCGCGATCCTGGCCGCCTACCGCGAGGACGTGCGCGCCGTCACCCGTTTTTATGAGGACAATGTTCTGCTGGTAAAAAACTACCAGCGCCTGGCAGACGATCTGAGTGCCATCATCCACCTCAACACCCAGGCGCAGACGCAGTTGGTCGAAAAAATCAAAAATAACATGTTCTGTCCGCTGGTACGGGAAAGAGGGCCCGCCTTATGAATACCGAAATCGCCGCGCTGAAAGGTTATCTGAGCGATCTGAAGATGCGCAAGATGGATCTGGACCTGAAGATCGACGCCAACATCAAGGCCGCCAAATCGTTGCTGGCCGCATCGTCGATCCGCCCGATCGACATGATCGACGTGGAGGGCGCCGTGGTCAACCTGCAAGAGGCCGTGGCCTTAAAAACCGAGCGCGCCAAAGTGCTGGCCGACATCGCTAAAATTGAACAGGAGCTTGCCTGATCATGGCCCGCACCCGCCACCGCACCAAGATCGAAACCGAGCTGCCGGCCGAGCTGCGCGAGCAGTTCAACCGGCTGCTGATCGAGGGCATGACCTACGTCGAAGGCGAGGCCTGGTGCAAGGCCCACGGCCACGACATCAGCAAGTCGTCGATCGGCCGCTACGGCAAGACCTTTTTCGAAGCCTACCAGAACATCATGCAGTTTGAAGACCAGAGCCGCGCGCTGACCAGCGCCGTCGACGACGGCATGCCGATGGAAGAGGCCGTGGGTAAAATGCTGCTGCAAAAGGTCATGGCCGCGCTGCTCGACGGCTCGGCCGACATCACCGAAAACAGCCGCTTGCTGTCCGATTTCGCCAAGCTGCAAAGCGCGCAGGTGCAGCGCAACAAGTTCAAGATCGATCTGGAAAACCGCGCCGCCAAAACCGCCGCCGACGTGCACACGATGGTTAAAAAGAGCGGGCTATCCGATGCGGCCGCCGATGCGATCCGCACCAAGATTTTAGGAATTGTCAAACGATGACCAGCACCTGGCAAAAAGAGAACCGCGACATGCGCGCGCCGGTGGCCCCTGCGGGGGCCCCGGATGTCTTCTTGCCCTACCAGCAGCGCTGGTCGGCCGACGACAGCCCGGTCAAGGTCATGGAGAAAAGCCGCCGCATCGGCCTGTCCTGGGGCGAGGCCGGCGAAGACGCCCTGCTGGCCGCCTCCGACAGCGGCATGGACGTTTTCTATATCGGCTACAACAAGGACATGGCCACCGAGTTTATCGAAGATTGCGCCGACTGGAGCCGTTTTTTCAACGAAGCCGCCGGCGAGATCGAGGCCTTTATATGGGCCGACGACGGCGCCGAGAAAAAAGACATCCAGGCCTTTCGCATCCGCTACCCCTCCGGTTTCAAGATCACAGCCCTGTCATCGCGGCCCAGCAACTTGCGCGGCAAGCAGGGAAAAATCGTCATCGACGAAGCCGCCTTCCACGCTGACCTGGCCGAGCTGCTCAAGGCGGCAATGGCCATGCTGATGTGGGGCGGGCGCGTGGTGATCATCTCCACGCACAACGGCGACGACAACCCTTTTAACGAGCTGATCAACGACATCCGCGCCGGGCGCGTGCCTTACAGCCTGCACCGCGTGACGATCGATGACGCCCTGAAACAAGGCCTGTACCAGCGCATCTGCCTGCGCCTGGGCCGCGACTGGAGCGCCGCGGCCGAAGCCCAGTGGCGCCAGGATCTGTTCGACCGTTACCGCGACGATGCCGACGAAGAGCTTTTGTGCATCCCGGCCAAAGGCGGCGGGGCCTACATGACGCGACAGCTGATCGAGGCCTGCGCCGACGAGACCATTCCCGTGCTGCGCTGGAGCCCGCCGTCCAAGGATTTCGCCTACTGGGCCGATGATACGCGCTATCGCGAGATGGCCGCCTGGCTCGATGACGAAGTTGGACCGGTGCTGTCTGCGCGCATCCTGCCCGGGCGCCTGTCCTGGGTGGGCGAGGATTTCGGGCGCACCTGCGATTTGACCGACATGTGGCCGCTGCAGCAGCTGCCGGCGCTGGCCTACTACACCCCGGCGCTGATCGATCTGCGCGACTGCCCCTTCGCCCAGCAGGAACAAGTGCTGTTTTATCTATTCGATCGTTTGCCCAAGCTGGCCGGCGCGGCCCTGGACAAAGGCGGCAACGGCGCCTTTCTGGCCGAGCGCGCCGCCCAGAAACTGGGACCGGACCGGGTCGAGCAGGTGGCCTTTTCGGCCGGCTGGTACATCGAGAACATGCCGCCGATGAAGGCCGCTTTTGAAGATAAGAGCACGTCGATCCCCAAAGACAGCGACATCATCGACGACTTTCGGGCCATCAAGCGCGTGCGCGGCGTGCCGCGTATCCCCACCGATGAACGCACGCTGAGCAAGATGGGCGGCAAGCGCCACGGCGATGCGGCCATCGCCAAATGCCTGGCCATTTTTGCTGCGCGCACGTTTTCCGAATACAGCCTCTACGAATACGAGTCGGTCGGGCGCAACCGGCGCGAGCAGATCCAGCGCCCCATAAAGACCACCGCCGGATTCGGCCAAGGGAAAGGATTATGGTCATGACCCTGTTTGACGCCTACGGCCTGCCTATTCGCACCGCCGAATTGACCCGCGAACACGCCGCGCCCAGCTTGACCGGCATCCGCACGATCTGGAACGAAACCGTTGCCGGCGACCTGACCCCCACGCGTCTGTCACGGGTGCTGCGCGATGCGGCCGACGGCGATCACGACGCTTTTTTGACCCTGGCCGAGGAGATGGAAGAGCGCGACCTGCACTACGCCTGCGAGCTTTCCAAGCGCAAGCTGGCCGTATCGCGCCTGCCGATCAGCGTTGAATCCTACTCCGATGCCGCCCGCGATATCGAGCTGGCCGACGCCGTGCGCGACCTGGTGCGCCGGCCCGGCATGCGCAACCTGCTCAAGGACCTGCTCGATGCGCTGGGCAAGGGCTTTTCGGTCGTCGAAATCATCTGGGACAGAAGTGGCAAGCGCTGGGCCCCGGCCCAGTACACCTGGCGCGACCCGCACTTTTTCACCTTCGACCGCGTCAGCCGCACCCAGATCCGCCTGCGCGACGAAGCCGATCTGGCCGAAGGGGTCGCTCTGCCCGGGTATAAATTCCTGCGACATCTGCCGCGCATCAAAACCGGCATCCCCATCCGCGGCGGCATCGCCCGCCTGGCGGCCTGGGCCTGGATGTGCAAGGGCTACACGATCAAGGACTGGCTGGCTTTTGCCGAGGTGTTCGGCATGCCGCTGCGCCTGGGCAAATACGAATCCGGCGCCAGCGAACCCGACAAAGCCGTGCTGCGCATGGCCGTGGCCAACCTGGGCTCGGACGCGGCCGCCGTGTTTCCCAAGTCGATGGACGTCGAACTGGTCGAAGCGGGCAAGTCCGGATCGACCGACTTTTTCCAGCGCCTGGCCGATTATCTGGACGCGCAGGTCTCGCGCGGCATCCTGGGCCAGACCGCCACCACGCAGGGCACGCCCGGCAAGCTGGGCAACGAAGAGGCCCAAAAGGAAGTCCGCGAGGACATCCGCGACGACGATGCCGAGCAGCTCGAAGAGACGATCAATCGGGATTTGGTGCGGGCCTACATCGATCTGAATTACGGCCCCCAGGAAAACTATCCGGTCGTGCAGCTGCGCGCCGCAAAGCCGGAAAATATCACGGCCCTGTCCACGGCCCTGGCCAGCCTGGTGCCGCTGGGACTGCGCGTCGAACAAAGCGTGATCCGTGACAAGTTCGGGCTGCCCGATCCGGGCCCCGACGCCAAGCCCGAGGACCTGCTGGGCGCCCCGGCCGCGGCGCCCACCGACAGGGCGCCGAACCGCACCGGGCTGTGCCCGGGCTGCGGGACAGCGCTTAACGCCGAGGGCGGTCATCTCCCGCCTGCTGCCGATGCGATCGATGCCCTGGCCGAAGAGGCCCTGGCCGACTGGGAGCCGGTGATGGCGCCGCTGGTCGATCCGCTGGCCGATCTGCTCGACGATGCCCTCGCCCGCGGCCAGAGCCTGGCCGATGTGCGCGACCGCCTGGCCGAACTGATGGAGACCCAGGACCCGGCCGCTTTGGTCGATGCCCTGGCGGCCGCCATGCTCAAGGCCCGCGCGATGGGCAATGCCACGGACGAGGTATAGCAAATGGCCGCCATCTTTTTCCCCGGACCGGTACCCAAAGACGCGCTGGCCTTTTTAACGAACAAGGGCTGGCATGTCGGCTTTGATTACCGCGATGTCTGGCGCACCGAGCACGCCCACGCCTTTACCGTGGCCAAGGCCATGCAGGTCGATGTGCTGGCCGCGATCCGCGCCGAGGTGGAAAGAGCCATCGCGGCCGGCACGACCCTGCGCCAGTTCAAAGACGATTTGACACCCACCTTGCAGCGCCTGGGTTGGTGGGGTCGCCGGGCGATGGTCGACCCGCTGACCGGCGAAACGGTCGAGGCCCAGCTGGGCAGCCCGCGCCGGCTGCGCACGATCTACACCGCCAACTTGCGCACCGCACGCGCTGCCGGCCAGTGGGAGCGCGCCCAGCGCACCAAAACGGCTTTGCCGTACCTGCGCTATGGCTTAGGGCCCAGCGAGCGCCACCGTCCCCAACACGCGTCCTGGAACGGGCTGATCCTGCCGGTCGACCATCCGTTCTGGAACACGCACTATCCGCCCAACGGCTGGGGCTGCAAGTGCCGCGTGCGCCAGATCAGCCGCGTGGAAATGAACCGGCGCCAGTGGCGCCAGAGCCCCAGCCCGCTGGTGCGCCACACCACCTGGGTCAACCGCCGCACCGGCCAGACCGAGTTGTTGCCCGACGGCATCGATCCGGGCTGGGACACCAACCCGGGCAAAACGCGCCAGTTAAACCTGCAGGCCATGACCGAGGGCAAACTGGCCGCCGCCGATCCGCAGGTCGCCCAAGTGGCCCGGCGCGACCTTGAACGCTACCGCAAAGGAGCCGATGCATGAAAACGACTGAGAGGCCTTTTAAGGCCGGGATCATAGCCCTGGTACATGTAAGTACCCGCGAAACAGTCCGATCGCTCCAAAAACAGCTTCTCAGCCCCGATTGCGGGCGTGTAGATGATGCCTTGCAGGCCGCCTTGAACGCCGCCGGCCTGCCCGAGGGCTGCCTGCTGGCCGCGCTGAACTTCGCGCTGCCCGCCGACGGCTCGGTGCCCGAATGGCTCGAACTGATC